TGCCCTTCCTCTTAAACTCTGAGCGTTTTCAGCCCCTTTAAGGCTGATCGTTGATCCATTGATTAGTTTCAAAGTTAAAGAAGTTTCATTAGTCTTGACGATGTACTCTTCTGGAATGGTGTCGATTAGCATAGACCAAGCAATTTCTTTGGCCGCCTGATAGGTGGGGGCTAAATACCAACAGTTTCTATTCTTGCCACCAATGGCCGCTTTGAGTAATTCAGCCGTTGAAAGAAAGGTTTTCCCAAATCTGCGGCCTCCCACACATACTCGAAAGCGAGAGTTAGAACAAAATATCTCACTTTGACTCTTGGTTAATTGCATTGCTGTCTACGATAATATTGATAGGAGGGATTTCTTTTACTGGGTCAATGTACTCATCTCCCCACGATTCTCTGTCTCTTTTCTTAAGATAAAAGATCATTGAAGTGGTATCACCCCCAACAGCTTTATCAAACAGGGCGTTAGCAACTTCTTTTATTCCTTGACTTCTACCCCTTTTTATAGCCTCAGCAAACTCAGGAAACTCGTTCTGTCTTTCGTAAATGGTCGTGTGACTTACACCAAGGCAATCGGCTATCTGTAAGATCGTAAGCCCTCTAGAAGCCATGTCCTTAGCTTTCTTGCAGGTTAGTTCGTCTGGTATCCACTTAGGTCTGCCCATTACTGCTCTGTTCCAAATACTTCTTCTGATAAAGGTTGTGGGATTATAGGTTCTGGTGGTGGTTCATTTAACTTGGCATCGACTTCTTCACACCAGTTAATGATCTCAGCCCTGAATTGTTGCCTGTTGTACTCAGCATAGCCAAGAGTTTGAGTGATCTGATCTATCTTATCAAGCAAATCAAACCACTCTCGCTTGTAAACTTCATTGATTTTGGTTACTAATTGCAACTCCATACTATCACCTGTATGTAATTAGTTGCCGTATTGTACTATAAATTACTAAAAGTGTTAATTAAATTCATCTTTGGCTATAGCGCATAGGCTAATAACGCAAAAAACGATCATATATAGAATCATAAATGCCTCTCTGGTTGGTGGAGGCGCATTCTATACAGGTTAGCTTATGATAAATAATGCTATTTAATCATCTGCGTTATGCATTAAATTAATAGTCCGTCTCGACCACCAGTGGACTAATCTGGCTCAAAAGGCTAGGGGAGCCTTGGTCTATTTGTTTCTCTCTTCCCATCGTTTCTGTGCATCTTGTACTATAAAGTATGATCCCCTCATCAAGTATGCAAGAATAAATATAGCTGTCACTGTTCCTAGAAAATCTATCATCTTATTGCCCTCTCTCATAACCTGCGAATGGTTCTACAGGTGTATTGTAAACTTCATCATATACCTCTTGAACTATGTCACGCAATGTTGGCTCAATGGCGAGGTAAATGTCGTCACGTAAAACCCCTGACAGTCTCTCTTCGTTAGAGCCGTTATACAGCAACTCCAGAAAGCCTCTACGGTCAATGACAGGGTAAGGTAATACATCATCCCACCATGACTCCATAACGTCTAAGAATATGTAACAGAAGTGGTCTTTCCAATCGCAGTCCAGTTCTAAAATGTCACCATCCCAATCTTGCTTCATCGACAGGATGCTCTCAGCTATATTATTTTTAACAGTGCTAATAGACATTACAACGCCCCCAGTACGTACATTTGATAACCCATACCAACAACTACTGCAACGGATATGCCAGTAATAAAAGCCATAAACATATCTGCATCATGGTCTTCTTTCTGAGTTTTTTCGAATGCTTTTTGAGCCAAGTAACGTGCGGCTCTGTTTTGTGCGGCTATTCTTGAGTTTGATAATTTCATTGTGTTTCCCCTTTCATGATATTTCATGATAAAACATTTAATTGATTGCCCCCAGGGGGGCTGTTTAATTATTTTACAGATACATTTTGTGGAGCGTACAAACCTTCTAGGCATCTTACTTCATTGTAAACTCTGACTCGTTTTTCTGTTGTGCCAGTAACAAAGCCGCTAACCCAAGCATTAGTGTTAGCGCATTTAACCCAAACTTTTTGATTGATTTCGTATTTCATAATTTATTACCTTGTTTTATTGAATGTAGGTACATTATTACTTACATAACCCTAAATGTAAACTAATTTGTATATAATATTATGGAATAAAAAATGTGTTTCTTAGAACTTTTTCGTATATAGAACGAAAATTAAATCTCGCCTATTCGCCATTCTTGATCTTTTATTTGCTCTTTTAGATCGCGTGAAAACTGAATAACTTCTTCTCTTACCCATTTTCTTGGTGGAAGATAGGTTAGCCGTTTCATTGCTTTTACCCTTCTCTCTCCATACATATCTATCATGTATGTGCGATAACCTTCACTAACAACTGCGTCACCCATGTTCATATTGCATCGCTTGCACTGAGGTGCAACATTTTCCATAAACAGTTTTAGCCTAGAATGTCTTCGGCTGTAAAAATGCCCTCCATCCATTGTCTTGTAATGACCAATACGACCACAGCTAACGCACTGGCAATAGCCGTTGTCATCTGATGCCTTTAATCTAACTAATCTTTGTAGCAACTTTGCGGCTTTCTCGACTTCCTGTGCTACCGTAGATTTCTTCTTCTTCGCCATACTCCAACTCCAATAACATCTCGCAATAGTGAATGGCTTTCAGTATATCTTCTGCCCCATTCTTCTTTCTGGTTACGTACTTAATGACGTTTCCGCGAATATAATCCAGATCGTTTTTGTAAATAAACTCAACTGGCTGTATCGGCAACTTGTAATGACTGCCCCCTACCTGCTTATTTAATGCTTTTGACATTCTTCTTCTCCTTTGACTGTAACCTCTTCTGGACAATGTAAATCGCACCTAGCACAAATACCGTAACCACAACCATCATCCCCAAGCCAATACTCAAGAGACTGTCCGCAATCACAGAATAGTTTGTTAAGAGTAATTGTCCCTGAGTGTAGTTTAATAACATTACTCATCCTTGAGGCTCGGAACAACGGTTTTTCTAGAATGCTCTCCTGCTGTGCAATGATATGTTATTGCGTGAGCCGCCCTCCAACTGACATAGCCGCCTCTAGCCGCGTAAGCATCGCTACCTGCAATTGTCGGGTGACGCTCTACGATAGCACCCCCCTGCTCAGACATATCTTGCTCAGTGTGGTGATAATGCCCTGTATGAATATAGCAGTATTTAGAATTACCCCACATAGCCCTGTAACGTGGCTCTGAACTAAATAAGGTTGGCAGTGCTGAGTTTTTCTTTTTATGTCCATGATGAAAGCCCAACATGATTTCGCCATGCAAGTGAGCGTAATATGGAAACTCAGTATCATCTACCTCTAATCTAGGGTTATTCTTGTAGATTACCTTAGAGGCTTTTCTCAGCCACGCAGACCCAGATTCATCGTGGTTGCCTTCACATACTAGTAGCTTGACCTTCTTATGCTTAGACAGCAGTATTTCAATACATTGCATCGTGATAGTTAAAGCCATTTCTATTAGCTTTCCATATCGCGTGTCTGCGTCAAGTACGTGTTTAGAAGCAGGAGTCACTGCTAACAATCCATCCCAGTGTAAAAAATCACCCTGTAGATTTAGTATTGCTGTTTCGCTGTTAGGTGAGCCGTCTGCCATTCGAGTAATCGCAGACAATGCTTCATGCTCCGCTATAGACATATCCCAAGCATCACCAGTTTCGGCTTGCCATGAATACATTCCCAAGTGAAAATCCGTTAAGGTATAAAGCGTTAATAGTTCTGAGTCATGTCCTTTAGGCGTTTTAATCTTAGGGGCAGGTTTCCATTCAAATCCCTCGATAGCTTCTATGACTTCTGACAGGCTAATTGACTTGCCTTTTTCTTGTCTTACATACTGCCCTTGTAGATTACCCTCTCCATCATATCTGCTTGTAACAAACTTAGTGTTAAAGCCTTCCATAGTGCGATGGTCTACATCTCTATGGGGGGCTACTCCGTTGGATGCGGCTATCTTTTCTAGTCGAACTATCATTTTATCGACGGTTCGTCTGTCACACTTTAGTTCTTTGGCGGCTTTTGTAGCAGAGCCATTTTTAATAACGGCATTCACTACTTCTTTTTGTCTTTCAGTTGTTGTAAATTCTATAAGCGTTCTGGGGTCAGCCTTAATCATTCAACTCTCCTGTTGGTTTTTCAGCTTTTGATACTCGGAATTCTCTGGCACTTCTAAGAATATTCCGTTGTCCCTCGCCCAACTATAACACTGATCCAAAAAATACACCATTTCGCCAACATCCAGATCACTGGTGTGCTTTACCTGATTCTTAATTACTGTCTTACCTACCACTATATCTTCTGTCCCTAAAAACCTTTGCTTCATCATTAGCTTCATATTCTCAGGCGTAGCTGTTGGGACTTTCTTAATGAACTTTTCAGACATGGTTTTACACCACACATGGAACAGAGCGTTCTGATTTAGGCTTCTTGGGTTCGTGTAAGGCTTTAAAGTTACGCAGAGAGGTTTTGCATAATCCCAATCATTGACTCGTTTAATAAGAAAAGGCAACCGCTTCTCTACCTCAAGCAAGTTGCCTATCCTAATAAAATCTCCCTGACTCATACTAGCTTCCGCGTAAGCCACTTCTGAGATAGTGTCGTATTTACCTTAACCTTCTTTTTTCTCAGTGTTCTACCGCAGTGACTTTTAACCAACTCATCGTCTGTACATATATCACTACCGTTAAGCCTGTATCGAATCGCTGTATCTGACAGGCCAGTTATCTCAGACAATCTTTTAATAGTGTAATACCGACCATGTACCAAGTCTGGCTTATTGCCCTCATACCGTATTTGTTTTGCTTGACTAGATGCGCTCACGTATTTCTCCGTCGTAATAGTAACCAAATTTATTTAAGTAGAACTCCTTCATCATCTGAACCTCATCAGGATCGACCCAAGTGACATCAGCCATTTGCATCT